ACTATAGAGGCCGCTATGCGCTTTGGTTGCCATAGTGTCGGGATCGAACTCAATCCCGAGTATGCCGATATTGCAGTTGAGGCATTGACCCCTGTTTCTCAGGTGGCTAAACAGGACGTATTTGGATGGTTATTCATTAAATAATAGTCCATCTAATTTAGACTATATGAATAGAAGCAAACATCGTTTTTGTCATAATTCTATTCAGTCTTGCGTTGTCGAATTAATAAAAAATGGTATAGTTGAATTTAACGAATCTAACGGAAAATATGAGGCTACAATATGAGTAATTCTTGGAAATATTTGGTAATAATTGAAGGTCCAGGCAAGATAAAGAAATTCAATTCTGCGTTAGGTAAAGATTATAAAGTTATTGCTACAAAAGGTCATTGTATAGATTTGCCATCTAAAGGTATTAATATAAAAATTTCTCAAAATAAAAGAACTGCTAAATATGATTTTTTACCTAATTACCAAATTATGGATGATAAAAAAGATGTAGTAAGTGATCTTATGAAATTATCCAAGCAAGCGACAATGGTTTATCTGATGACAGATTGTGACAGAGAGGGGGAGGCGATTGCATGGCACATCGCCAATTATCTCCCCAAAACAGTAAAGACCGTTAGAGCCGCAACGAATAGCCTAACAAAGAGCGCCATCGAAGCAGCCATGAAGAAGGCAGCGAAGATCGATAATGATCTCGTTCATAGCTACGAAGCTCGTCGCATACTTGATCGAGTAGTCGGTTATAAATGTTCGCATCTTGCCAAAACTGCAACAGGCGGAACTTCTGTTGGTCGAGTCCAGTCTGCGGCTCTTCGTCTTATTGCTGAGCGAGAGCAAGATATCCGAAAGTTCAAGCCAGAAGAATATTGGGAGATCAAAGCAGAGCTTCTTTCTTCTGGCAAGGATAAATTTTGGGCAAACCTGATTGATCCGGACAAGATGACCGTCAAGGACCAAAAGTCAGCCGAAGTAATTGTCAAGGCAGTTGAAAAGCAGGTTGTAACATGCACAAAGCATGAAGTTAAGACTCAGGCGAGCAGGCCGTATGCTCCATTTATAACTTCGACTCTTCAACAGTCAGCTTCGACCTTCCTTGGCATGTCGCAGAGTCAGTGTATGAACGCTGCTCAGAAGCTTTACGAGAGCGGAGACATTACTTATCATCGAACGGATTCCGTCAAGTTTTCGAAAGAGGGCATGAAGGATATTCGGTCCTACGTCTCTGCAACCTATGCTTCAAATTATCAGACATCAAGTCCAAACTATTACAAGACGACCGCTAAGAACGCTCAAGAAGGCCATGAAACAATCCGTCCAACAGATGTCAAAAAGCTGTCTGCCGGTGCTGATGCCTACCAAAAGCGTCTGTATGACATGATCTGGAAGCGAGCAGTCTCATCTCAGATGACTGATGCTCAAACAGAGCGGATTGTTGCTGAATTCGAGGTCAAGAAGTATAAGTTTGAAACCCGAGGCGCTCGACAGTTGTTCGATGGTTGGAGGAAAGTCTGGTCGTATGGCGGCAGTTCCGATATTCTTTTGCCTCTCATAGCAGAAAAAGACAAGTTCGATATCATAGATGTTGAATCGGACCAGAAGTTCACTCAGCCTCCGCCTAGATATTCTTCTGCTTCGTTTGTCAAGACGCTTGAGAAGCAAGGTATCGGTCGTCCCTCTACTTTTGAGTCCATTACTCGAACGCTTAAAGATAGAGGGTACATTGAAATGAAGGCTAAGGCTTTTCAGGGGACCGATCTCGGTATTGGAGTCGTTGAGTTCCTAAAGAAAGCCAATTTTTGTTTCATAGACTTGGCCTTTACCGCTTCGATGGAAGACGATCTTGACAAGGTGGCTGAATCAAAGTTATCCAAAGAGAATGTTCTTCATAACTTCTATTCTCGTTTACTAAAAGATATCGAGGCTGGCAAGCTACTCAAAGATCAATTGCAACATACATCGGAGGCTTGTCCTGACTGCTCTAAACCTCTACTCATGAAGCATGGCACTTATGGCTCGTTCTTTGCCTGCGAAGATCGCAAGGGTTGCGGTTTTACTGCGAACGTTGGCGAAGACGGAAAACCCAAAGCCAAGGAGCCCCCGAAGCCCAAGGAATATGGAAAAGATCCGTGTCCTGATTGCGGCGAGCAGATGATAAAGAGAGAGAGCAAGTTTGGAGTTTTTTACGGTTGTTCTAAGTTTCCAAAGTGTCGGGGCATGCGAGACGAAGCTGGCGATCCGATAGTAAAGAAGGCCAAGTCAAAAAAGAAATGGTCAAAGAAGAAATCTAGTGGCAAGTCCAAGAAAACAAAATGAACCAGACCCGTCTATTGATAGGCGTAAGCGCCAATGGCTTCCTAATACGGAAAAAGAGGCTTCTGTAATCAGGCGTTTCCTTGGTCTCTGCCAAGAGAAGTTACCCTCGGCAGTCATAGTCGAAACACCTCAGTCTGTTTTGCAGCAGACAGTGGACAAGATACTTGCTGACGAAGTTAGTTTTGAGCAGCTACAAGAATTGGATATGGACGAGTTTTACGATTACTTGATTGGTCAAAGGAGGCTGTTTGATGACTTGCAGTCGGGAGATTAGAGGCCTCAAGGCCGGTAGGTATTTTGGGTCGGACGGAGCATCTGTTATTGTCATTGATCGCAATGATGATGGTGTAAATATCGAGATCGCCGACGTTGAAGCCGATAGCGTTTATAAGTTCGTCATCCCTTTAGATGCCGAACCGAATAATGAAGTACCGTTTGTGTTTCAAACGTTGAAAGAACAAAGAGAATTAGAACAGGAGTTGTAAATGCCGCAAGTTGCACCTAATTACGAAGAGTTGCCCGAGTTTATCCATATGGCTGATCAATTGATCGACCGTTTCCCTGAGATGTTTGGAGGGATCGATCTTGGTCGAATTGCTGCTTTCGCGATTACAAACAAGGATCGCAAGGATGAATCAAAGCCCATTTGGGAAGTCGTTTCAGTAAAGCCGCCCGTCAGTATTTTGTGTAACAAAGACTACATCATCAATGTCTATCAGAATAGCTATGAAGCTCTTGGTGAAAAGCATCGAGTAGCGCTCGTTGCCGATGCCATGAATGCCATCTCCACTGAAGGCAAGGGCAAGGTAAACCCGAAAGACCTAAAGGAGTATGCGGTCATGGTTCGAACTCTTGGAGTAGACTTCATGGATAATCCAAATATTCCAGACTTGCTAAGTGACGATGTAGACTGGGTTCGAGGCTAAGCTAATACCCTAATTTAGAAGGAGAACACGATGAAATTTCAGGTACTATCAACTGATGAATACGGGCAGACTTCAATTCTGAATACGCTGCCAACCCTTAAGGATGCTCGTAAATTCCTTGGGGACCAAGTAAGTGACCTCAACTTTTCCAATGCTTTGACTACTGACGACAAGTTCAGGACCGTCGAGGCGTATGGCGTTGAGTTTGTTGATGGAGACGAGGTTCAAGAGGAACTCGTTTATTCTGGTAACACGAGCGATGGAAGGCCGAGAGTCCTAGTCCCTAGCGGCGATGGTTATTCCAATGAGGTTGTTGGAGATCGGGTAGTTCGCATTATGCTCGGAAGCAATGAAGGCAACCCGTTCTTCCTTAAGACCATCAAGGGCGAAGCTGTTTCCAGTTTGAAGCATGAGCTTCTTGAAGGTAAGACTCAATTTTTCATTAGGGTGGTGTAAATGGCTTTTTTGCTAGCAGTTTCGGGTAAGAAACAGAGCGGCAAAGATACCCTAGTCAACTTCATCAACCCTTTTCTTGAAGCGGCGGGAAAGGTAGAACAGTTTACCTTTGCTGATCAACTCAAGAAGTTTCTAGTTGAAGGAATGGGTCTTGAGCCGTCGAGTGCTTGGGGTTCGAACGAAGAAAAAAATCTCCCCACGAACTATGTTTGGGACAGACTCCCTTACGAGATTCGTAAAGCGAATGCTTTTCCGGGCACGACCGATGTTAGGTCAGGTCCAATGAGCGGCAGAGAGATCATGCAGGTGTTCGGAACGGATATCATGCGCGAGTTTTTTGACGATCGCATATGGGTCAATGCATGCTTCCGAACTATCGCATTTTCCGATCCGGACTTTGCTTTGCTTCCAGATATGAGGTTTCCCTCTGAAGTCAGTCCATGGATAGAAGAAGGCGGATACATTATTCGCTTGATGCGAGACGTATCTGAGGGCGACAGGCATGCAAGCGAGACATCGCTTGATGATTGGGATTGGGAACAGTATGGTAATCGAGTCTTGCTTATACCTCAAGATGCTAGCAAAGAGCAGTGTTCTTCTATGACGATGCAGTGGTTGACGCCTCTGATCGATGACTATCTTGCCGATTACTCAAATTACAATGCTCGCATGGAAGCTCTCCGCATATCCACAAGCATCAAGATCAGGATGGATTGAATGAACAAAGACGCTTTCGCTCTGAAGTATCGGCCCAAGAAGATAGGCGATCTCGTTGGTCAGGATCATGTCAAGCAAGTATTGACGAACTCGATCAACAAGAACAAGTTTCATCACGCTTATATTTTCGCGGGAAAGTTCGGTTGTGGCAAAACGAGTACCGCTCGCATATTCGCTGCTTCTGTAAACAATCCAAAGGGCTCTTCTCTTGAACCTGACCTCGATAGCGACATCGTTCAGAGGATATTTGCTGGCAAGCATCCTGATGTCAAGGAACTCGATGCGGCTGCGACCAGAAGTATCGATGATATTCGAGAGATCAAACAGGAAATTCAATACAATCCCATTGAATGCCGCAAGAGGTTTGTCATTCTGGACGAGTGCCACAGGCTAACCGGTGCTGCTGCTGAGGCCGCTCTGAAGATGATCGAGGAGCCTCCTCCGAATGTCATTTTCATTCTCTGCACGACTGATGCAGACAAGCTCAAAGACACGATACATAGCCGATGTTTGCCTTTGCGGTTCAATAAGATTGCTTGGAATCTAATTCACCAGCATCTCAAGCATGTAGCAGATCAGGAAGGTTTGCAGTATGATGAGAAGGCGTTAAAGATAGCTGCCCGCAAATCCAAAGGTTCTCTGCGGAATGCTCTTCAGAATCTCCAAATGCTGGTCACTTTTTCAGGCGACGAGGGCATTACGGCTGAAATAGCCAAACAAGCCTTATCCGCTGTTGATGAAAGACATTACTTCGAGTTGGTCGATGCTATTATTAAGCCCGACGCTGGACAAGCAATGCGAATCATCGATCTCATGATAGCTGATGGTCGCGATGTCGGGGAGGTTCTGGACGGCTTTGTTGGTCATCTTAGGAACTTACTGATTGTCAAGACCTGCCCCTCTACCAAGGGTCTAATGTATGCAACCGATGACGACGCAAAAAGATACTTGCACCAACTTGAACAGATACCTGGCGACAATAAAGCCGGAGTTCTTGTTGAAATGATTGGATTCCTCGCTGAGGCAAGCAGAGGAATCTCTCTGAACCTCAATCCGCAAGTCATGTTTGAAGCATTCGTTGTTCGCTGCATCATTAGAGTCCATGATCACAAGAGGACGGCTCAAAGCACTTAAGGAACAAAATCTATGCCTCGACCTAAAAAGGTCGGGGCCTCTAAGTCTAAAGCAACTAAGAAGACTACCAAGAAGAAAACAGAGCCGGTTCTATCAGAAGAAGAACTAGAAGCTCAGCGTTGCGAGGAACTGGTTAGCACGATCAGAACCTCCATCAAGAAGAAAGAAGTCGATGAAGCATTCAATGAGATTGCAATCAGGCTAAGGCCCCGAATACAAAAACTAGTTAATAGATTCAATATAGCTGGTTTTGATTCTTCAGATATTATGCAAGAGGCGCTCTACGCTCTCAGGTATAAGGCTATTAAAGACTACAATCCTGAACGAGGCAACGGCATCGGCTGGGCTCCGTTTGACAGATTTGCGGTTCTATGTATACGCCGACATTTGTCTACTGAATACAAAACAAGTCATCAGAATAAGAAGAAGGTTCTGAACTCTAGTATTTCGCTTAATCAGGAATTTATTAGAGCCGGACCTGGCGAAGACCTTTCATTGATTAGCATTATTGCGGCTGATGACGAGCCCATAATTGATCAATTAGAGGATAAAGAATACTATATGGACCTTATGACTCGACTCCTCAAGAGTCTGTCCTCTTTTGAGAAAGAAGTGTTTGTGCTTTATGCTCAAAGGTATTCGTATGAGGAAATTGCTGATCTAATCAATGAGAAGCGTGTCAAAGTCAAAGTCAATATCAAGGGAGTCGATAATGCTCTTAGCAGGATCAAGCAGAAAGCCAAAACGATCTTGTATCAATATGAGCAGTGCAATAGTAATGACAAAGACGACGAACTGTAGAAGGAGTAATTGATGAAGTTCAAAGTTCGCAAAAAAGGTTTCAGCCTAGCGACGGATGTAGCAGTTGCGGTAGCAACGACAAATGGGATTAAGGATTACGAGAATGCGGGCAGGTTGACCCTTATCGCTGATAAGGAAGGCATAACTGCTTTTGCGGACAATGGTCTTGTTCAGATGAAGAACGATCTGTTCAATGACGATTTTCCTGATCTTGATTACGAGTTCGAAGAGAACGGTTCGGTTACGGTTCGAGCCAAAGAGTTCCAAGAGGTCTTGTCGTCGTTTAATGACGGTGACACGATTCACATGGAACTCTTTTCTGATGGCGACTCAGGCCAAGATCTTCGCTTTATTAGCGCGAGCGATAATGAGGTCTATCAGTCTCTTTCAACTCTTCCTAATGCAATTCATTTCCCTCAAATCGTTGAGGATCAACTTGAGACGGTTGACTCTTCATTCGAGATTCGGAGAGACATTTTTGGTATTGCTTCCAATCGTCTAGCCTTTGCCCGAGGGTTTGAGGATTACCGTCCCGAGTATCAGTATTGGGTTATTCGAGCCAGCAAAGACTCGATTCGTTTCGCGGCGGGCTCAGGCGGTCGATTCGCCATTCTTGACTACGAGGGCAGCGGCTTGTCCAACGCTACCGAGGACACAAATGTTCTAATCCCCGGCGTTCAGTCTCTCATTCTTGGCAAGGTTATTGCAAAAATCCATGATGAACAGGTTCGAGTCATTCCTCTTGAGAATCATCTTGTTGTCAGAACAGACAACCTGATTATGTCTATGCCAAATTATGAGCCGGACATGCAATGGCCCGATGAGAACAAGTATCTCGATAGGACGAGCAAGTATCGCATGGTAACAAGGCTCGGTGATTGGCCCTCTATTGTCAAGGGCATCCTTGCAACTCGCGATGATGACTTCAAGCAATCTAATCGCTTCCATGTCGCCACCTTTACCATCAAGCCAGATTCTAACGAAATCCTGGCAGAGGCTTCTAGCGGATCTATGCGGGCACGACGCAAGGCTCGTATCTCTGATTTCAAAGGCGATCTACCTGCTGGTCATAAGATTCGCCTCGAATCCGCATACGTTGCTGAGGCATTCCGTTCTGCTTCCGAGGATGACTACGCTCAATGGGAGTTTGATGATGAGGGCGTATTGATCTTGCGCTTCTTTGCTTCTCCTGACATTGGCGATCCGTCTGACTTTGCCAAGGTTAACGAGGCAACCGGTCTCAAGGAAAGATACTCCATGTTTATTGCCACCCATGGCGAAGACACCTAATTTCTGTATCCGCTCGCTGAAAGGCGGGTGGATATTTTATGGCTGAAGACAGTAAGATTCATGTAGCATGGCTGTCTGGCAGCTATCATCGTCGCAGAGCTATGATGTCGCGTATCCGAGATCGCTTTCCGGATTCCGAATACATCGTGGTGGACTCGGATAAAGAATTTGAGTTCTTGATGTCTAAACTGCGGAGCGGAGGTTGTTTCGACAGTTCTCGTTTGATTTCTGTCATGGCTATACCCAAGACAAAGAACGCCAACGAGAAAAAGAAGTATATTGAGCGGATGGAGAAGATCATCAGCGGACCGATGACGGGTTGCTTTTTGGTCTTCAATGGCATCGAGCCAACCAAAGAGAAGGCCATTTTCAATGCGGTCAAGAGCCATGCTAAGCTATATGAATTTGAGTCCGTTATTCCTGCCAGAGAAATAGGCGGCTACATGCCTAAGAGGTTGAAAGCCTTTAATCTGAGAGCAAATCCGGATGTTTCTCATATGATAGCCGAATACTGCGCAAAACAGCCTTCTGCAAAGGGTTACAACGCAGACATGATTGAGATGGCTTTGTCTTCGCTTTCTGCCGCTCTGTCTGATGGAGCAGAGGTTACGGCTGATCATGTAGAAACAATAACATTCAGGCACGATGAATTTGTTATTTGGGATATGATGAATGCTCTTGACGCCAAGGACTGCGATAAAGTCCTCGGTTTGTTGTCTAAAATGCAGCTTATGGGCAATAGCTTTGCTCAATCGATTACAGAGATGGTAACGACGTTTCTATGGCGATATCGTTTGATTCTGATGATCAGAGAGGGCTACAGCGTCAAGGACAGCAGAGAGAAGATCATGGAGAATATTCTCTCGATGCGCAAGATGTCTAAGACGGGCGTTGGTCTGTCGGCTCAGTATGAACCGGACACGGTAAAGACGGGTCCAAACCAAGGAAAACCGGCGAGCGTTTGGAGTCAACAGGTGGCATCAATCGCGATGGACGGCCTCTACGGTTCCACTCCTGCTGCAGATCAATGGAGCAGAGGGGAAATCTATGTCTTTATCAATGCCCTTACAACCGGATTATCCATCCTTAGAGGTGCAAGCGAGAACGAAGCTCTCTTGATTGCCGATACTATTCTAATGCTTGGCTGCAAGCAGCTTTCTCGACGAGAAGCCGATGCGGTTTTGGATGAGATGAGGCAACTAAGAGAACACTATGCTTGATAAATACGCTTCTTACAATCGTTTTTCCGGACGCTCTATGGAACTGATCTCTTGCTTAAGTTCCATGCATAAAGAGATTCAGAAGCTCGCATCTGATCCTTCGCAGGATAACGTAAACAAGATAGCGTCAATCTGTAGCGACTTCGAGATTCTGACCGAGGCCTACAAAGAAACTCTTTTATCCGCAGTCAAAGAAATTACCGGCGAGGAATCTGATTCCGTAGAAGGCATTTCTGACGGAAAGGGAATCAAGTTATGAGCGATTCAGATAAGAAGTCAGAGGACGAAGGCGCTCCGCTCGACGATCAGGGCATACGCAATGATGAGATCATCGATATACTTGAAAAGATCATCAAAGATACCTGGCAAGAAACGGTCCTTAGAGATAAGAAACTAACTATTTCAGAGCGAAAAGAAGTTGCCATGACCATGCATATTACATGGGAACTTGCTCGCGAGATCATGGATATTGATGACAAGTTTAGGATGATGGCTGAGTTCTTTGAAGACCAGGCAGACGAAGACATTGACCACGACGACGATTTTCCTTTCGAAGAGCCTTGATCCATGAATTATTATGAAGTGCTTGGCGTCCCCAAGGATGCAGACGAAGATGCGATAAAAAAGGCCTACCGCAAATTGGCTATGAAGCATCATCCTGACAAGAACCCGGATAACCCTGAGGCTGAGTCCAAATTCAAGGAAGCTTCTGAGGCTTACGAGGTCTTGTCTGACCCAAATAAACGTCAGCAGTATGATCGCTTCGGTTCAGTAGGTAGGCGTCAAGCTCCGCCTCGCAGTAACCCGTTTAGCGACTTCATGAAGCATGCATATGCTCAACGGCGTTATACCCCTCCTCAGAATATTCATGTCACTATCAATGTATCTGTACCTCTTGATGACGTTGTTGACCGCAAGGCTTTCAAAGTTTCATACAATGTATCAGACCGGTGTTCTGAATGCAAAGGTAAGGGTCATGAGAAGGATGCCAAGAAGGAAGAATGCTCGGTATGCCGCGGTTCAGGTCAAATAAGCCAGACTCAAAATCTTGGCAATACGCATTTTGATTTTCAGGGAACTTGTCCCAATTGCCAAGGATCAGGTAGCGTATACGACCCGTCTTCTGCTTGCAAAGAATGCAAAGGCAAAAGGTACGTTCCCCAAAAAAGAGAAACAGAAGTCCCCATGAGGCCGGGTGTAACCGATGGAGTGACAATCATCGTGCCCGGAGAGGGAGCGATGAGCCAAACCGGAGCCAGAGGACATCTCCATGTTCGATTCCGGCTCAACAGGCACGAACTCTTCATTGTAGACAATTACGACCTCCATATACAAGTACCTGTATCTCATTCTCTAATGTATCAGGGAGGAAAAGTTCAGGTTCCAACTCCAAGGGGCGAACGAGAGATAGAAGTGCAACCATTTGCATTCTCTATGGATCCTGTCAAGATGCACGGTCAGGGCCTTATGATGGATGGCGGTTCCATGGGCGATTTGTATGTTCACTTAGTCACCGAAAACCCGAAGTTCAACAAGAAGACCACAGAAAAGCTGGTTTCTCTGCTTGAAGAGGTAGAAAACGATAAAACTTTACCTAAGAGGGCCAGCTTCCAAGAAAAAGCCTCAACTTATTTAGATAGGAGAAGAAAATGAGCAACGAAAACCATCAAGGCGGACAGAACTTTCTTAGCAATGGAGAACTAATAGGCAGAAATGCCAATTCCAGCATTAGCTTCAAAGCAGGAGATAAGTTCTACTTGGAAAATGAGAATTATCTCGGCCAGTTCCTTGTGCTAAGCGTCACTAGGGATACCGGAATAACCTTTGTTAAAGCTGCAGGAGCCGCCGCTGATGGCGATGCTGTCTTTGACCTTGCATATCTTCACAGATGTTATGCTAAGGGCAAGATGAAGCTATATGATGAAGATGGTAAACTGATAGACAACTAAAGTTTTCAAATAAACTGACCGATAACATATGCGACGATATCAATTTGCTGGTCTATTTCAATTTCAATAGATTAGTCAAAAGAGGAGAAAATTATGACCGAGACAACGCCCGTTCTGGACAAGCCCAACATTGCGTATCCTATTATTTTGCATGATAGGGACAACGCCTGTATACCTACCAAGAGTATACTAAATTCGCTCACGCCTGAAGGCTATGCCTTAGTTAAGGTAGACGAATCTGCTCCTGACATAGAAGAAGCTTCGGTACCTCTTCGAAAGCTTGTAGGAATTGCAAACTCCGAAGCGGCCCATGCTTCAGGTTTATTCACCAAGCATCCTGATTCAAATCGAATAGAACTTGATGAGAAAGATTTTGTCCTTGACAGCGCTCTTTCTTTTCGACAATTGGCTGATGATTTGAATGAAAAGCTTCCCGACTTGCCTGAATTCTTATATGCTTCAAAAGTGCCTGCGGATAAGAAGCTTCATGTTGCTGATTTTACTGAAGAGGAACTCTTGGAGGCTATTACAGAGAAACTCTTACGGAACCGGCCTCATATGAGGCATATAAATCCTGACTCAGCAAAGATCAAACCTGTCAGTGTTAACATTACAGAGGAACTCTTGGAGGCTATTGCCGAAATGCGACTACGGAACCGGCCTGTCAGTGTTAAAATTACAGAGAAACTCTTACGGAACCGGCCTCATATGAGGCATATAAATCCTGACTCAGCAAAGATCAAACCTGTCAGTGTTGAAATTCCTTTGCATGAGATAGAAAAAGTCTACTACGGGCTTGACATTGACTTTATCGCTGACAGGCTAGAAAGCGCCAATCGATCTAAGGAAGAGCATGAAGCGGCAATTCTTCGAGCCGAAGAAATCCATAAAGAAAACGAAGCTGATAGACTTTGGAAGAGTAAAGTCAAGGAAAGACTCCAAGGACTTTTGGACGCCTTTGACGAAGAAGATTCAAAATCGGAAGGCTCATCTAGTAGCCCATGACGCAACAGAGCCGTAGCAACTTTTGAAGCAAGGGTAATCCCGATGAGAGTATTGATAACTGGCGGAAGCGGATTCATCGGCAGCAATTTGACCGTCGCCTGCGAGAGGCAGGGATGGGAAGTTGAGGTCGCTGATTATGACGATGCAAGACTCCATGAATGGAGAGACGAAGTTCCGCAAACTCAGTTTCATGTCTCGGATTACTCAGATGACGCAGTACTCGATAGAGTAAAAGACGGAGCATACGATACAATCTTTCATCTTGCCGCTGTGCCGAGGGTTTCCTACTCTGTAGAACATCCCTCGTTTACAACCGATGAGAATGTAGGAAAGATGGTACGCCTTCTAGAAGCGGCGTCAGGAAACTGTCGCCGCTTCGTTTTTTCATCATCCTCATCGGTATACGGAGGGGCGAATCAGCTTCCGACTCCAGAAACCGCAGAAATAAACCCGCAGTCTCCATACGCTCTTCAGAAGATTGTTGGAGAGACCTATCTGAATCTATTCAGCAAACTGTATGATCTTGATTGCATCAGTCTTCGATACTTCAACGTCTTTGGCCCAAGACAGTATGGGGACAACGCATATGCAACCGTCCTTTCGGCATGGCTGCAAGGCGTCAAAGACGGAACTCCGATTCGGCTTGACGGCACTGGCGAACAGTCGAGAGACTTCTGCTTTGTTCAGAACGTCGTTGAGGCAAACATTCTTGCCGCTGTAAGCACTCATACTTTTACTGGTCAAGCTTTTAATATAGGCTGCGGCAACCGTATTTCTTTGAACGATATTTTGGGTATAGTCAAAGAACTTCGAGATGTTGAGGTTGTTCATGCCCCTTCACGCGCAGGCGATGTAGATCATTCTCAGGCAGATATATCAAGGGCTAAGGAAGTTCTTGGATATACAGGTTCAGTAGGTTTTCAAGAGGGATTTAAGAAGACCTTTGAATGGTGGAGACTCTAATTGACTAGCTTCGGTCCATTGTAAACATCGTAGCTTTCTATTTTACAATAAACAACTCTGGTAGTCATGCGAATTTGATATTCCTGAGTTTTTCAGAATGCTTTTTGAAATCTTTCCATGCCTCTCTTTTTTCGTAATAAGAGAGGCAGGCTTTTCTCTTTATCTTAAACTGCGACTCAGGCATTATTTCGGCCATCGTAGTTACAGTTAATTTGACGCACCATTCTGCGTAGAGACCTGCAACGAGAACCGTATCCGTATGTCGCATTTTGAGATTCTTCATTCTTTTTGCAACATGGTTTCCGCCGTCCTGATCTTTCTTGCGGAATTTGAAGCAATTTTCGTAGTTCTGCAGTAGCTCTCTAACCTCTTCCCATGTAGAACCGTAGCCTTGAAATTCCACAAGGGCGATATCGGCTCCGTCGTTGATAGCATCAACGATAAGTGCCGTGATGTTTTCCAGGTAATCCGGATCTGGTTCTTCAAACTGAGTTTGTAGGTCTATGAGGAGAAGAGTGTATGGCATCAAATCAGATTACTCTGATTCGGTTTCACTTTCTTTTTGACTGTTACACGGGCAGCAGTTCTTGCACCAGCCGCCTTTAGCCTGCTGCTCTGACTGGCGAGAAGTCTCTTTCCTCATTTCGCGAGTGATCCACCAGCCTTGAAAGAACATGCGCCCTATGTCCCATAGAACGACGACCAATCCCATAATGAGAGCAGATACTACGGTTTCCATAGTATGACCTTTCCCATCCGTCGTCCAACAACGATACGCAAACCATCTCTTTGAGAGCGGTCACTAGTCGGCACAACCAACTATTGCCAGGACCATCGTCGTCCATCGGGTGAACTTCTCCAACTACCTTGAGCTTTGAGGCAGCACTTCTTCTTCCAAGATTCCATCGGCTTTCCTTCTTTGTCTACCGCATTCGGCACAAGGTTTATTGACCGAAAAGTACGAAAAGATAGTAGGAGAACCGCTATATGTCTAAACCTGATTTGATTATTGGTATCGATCCAGGCATTAATGGAGCTATTGCTGTTATTGATGTTAAGAACGATACAGTTGAAGTTTTTGATGTTCCAACTATCAAAGTGGAAGCTTCGAGTCGCAAAAAGACTGCTAGAAAAAAGAGCGAATATGACAAGCCTGCCATGAGCGCATTGCTTGCGAAATATTCGAATCGGAAAGTAGCGGTTTTAATGGAACAGGTTCATGCTATGCCGGGACAGGGCGTAACGAGTATGTTCAACTTCGGAAGGGGCGTAGGGCTCTGGGAAGGCATGTTCGCTGCTTTTGGCTGGGAAGCAGAGTTCGTGACACCTCAAGCATGGAAGAAGGAATACGGCGATAGATTATTCAAATCTATGACTAGGCCGGACATTCTTAAAGACATAAAGAAAACAGATTACAACAGAGCATCTTTGACGAAGAGAAAAGAGTACGACGAGGCTAAGAAAAAGTTCGAATCGGAGAAAAAGTCAGCGAAGGACGGAGTGAAGGACGAAGCTCGCGATCTTGTAGTCGAGCTATATCCGGAGTTGGTCGATTCATTCAAGAGGAAGAAGGATTCCGATCGAGCCGAAGCTCTTCTGATTGCTGAAATGAAACGGAGAGACATCTATGAACAGAGATAAAGAGAGAGCATCAGATGTAAGAGAAGAGGTGCGGCAACAGACATCCCTTGAAGGGATGCTTGGTTCGCTTGCTAGTTCCCTTGGCTCAGGGTCTCCTATGCCCAAGGCTTCTTCTTCCGCCTCTTCTGGCCCTAGGACGGCCAACGGAGTTGCGCTTCCGGAGGATCATCACATTGACATATCCTCCATCGCAGGTAACGTGCCTGAGAGTCGGCATAAGGGCGCTGGGCACAGAATAGGCAACAGCGGTTGGGGACAGTCTCTCCTTGTCAACAACGATGTGTCTTCGCCTACCGAATCTATGCAAAAGCAGGCTTCGTCGGAAGTTCCAGATCTTGACCTTGATGACCTGTCTCCATTGATAGGAGATATTCTGTCTTTCCGTTTCTCAGAAAACAGAGAGAAGGAGATCAAGCAGATACATGCTGCTCTGAAGTCAGAGATGACAAGGCTTTGCGCAAACAGAGTTGTTGCTAACACGCAAGCTAAGGTCAAGACAGCCAAGAACTTCTATTATGGCAAAACAGGATCTCTTCGTATTGAGTTCAGTATTCTCAATCAAAAGTATTCCATGCTTGCCAAGGGTTCATTTACTGGCGATGAAATACTGTATCCGACTGTTGAAGGTGACAGGGTTGTTGGCCTTGTTATGAGAAAGACATCTTCTGGACTAGAGAACGCTACCGAAAACTTTAGCGTAAGCATTAGTCAAGGCTGGAAAGAATGAACTGGTACAAGCGAGCGCAAACTGAATTTGCCATGGACGGTTTTGATGATCGCAACCGTCTCAATGAGAAGATCAGCATGCTCGAAGGTATTGCAGCCATGCTATCCTATGCTTCAAGGCTGATTTTTCAGACGCAAAGAGGTGCAAGAATGCTCGTTCAGCAAGCGATGGCCGAAAAGAGCTTATCTTCTTATCCTCAGGTGATCGAGATACTCGGACAGGCCGATTCGGTTGCCCTCGATTCTCCTTACAAGTTTTCTGATTACTGTCTTGCTAGTATGGACGAGATAGTAATTAAGACAAAGAATTTGAAGAGGCAACGAGAGGACTGGACTAATAATGGCGGTCCTAAAAAGGGCCTCTTCTGAGGTGCGTATATGTCAAAAGAAGAAACTGATGAAAAGCAACTTGAGAAACAGATTGTTCCTATCGAGAATAAGCTTGCAACGCTATTCAAGGTAACTGACGAACTCAAAGGTGACGTTGTATGCAAGTCAAACTGTAAGCTTTGCAATTCTCATATGAGAGCGGAAGCTGAAGAGAAGTTTATGGCAAGCGGCAATTACTTTGCCGTGTATAAACATCTCAATTCCAAAGGCGAGCATATTTCTCCGAATGCTGTTCGCAACCATCTTGAAAATCACTTTATGAAGCCTCTTCTTGAGCTTCGTATGAAGGATTATGCAGAAGATCTCAAAGGTTGGCTGAATACATATCAAACTAAGGAGCAGCGTCTTGAGGGCTATTTGTCTCTCATAGATAGACAGATACACCTTTTGAATGCTAACACAAGCAACACCAATACTGATCAGATGAGAAAAACAACTGACGCTGTTGTTAAGCTCATGAAGGAAGCCTCCAGTATTGAGGAAGTTCTTGAAAAGCATCGAAATGGAATGAGGCCGATCATGATCTTTGTTGAAAGGTTTAGAGAGGCTATTAGTGAACAATTACAGAGCCTTGAGTCGGCAGAGGCTCGTATGGCTTTGGTTCAGATTCTAGAGATCATTGAAAAGGAAGTTGAGGGGATCGGCTGATGACAGATATGCAAAACCAGAAAAATCGAATCATCGGTAAGATCAAGCGAGGTTCCGGAGCCAGCGCTTCTACTCAGTCTTCTTCGAATCAACCTCCGGCTCCGGGTGGGGCCTCCTCGGGGAGTCAGCCGGTTCAGCAAACTCAAAGACGAAAGAAGGGGTGCGGCTGTAGGCGCAAGCGAAAGGGTGGATGATGAAAGAAACAAATGAGCTTATCGATCTTGTAAGAGCGATCGGTAGTTCTAAATCAACATCCGGTTTTGATCGCAAAGATGCAGAGCGCGTCTTGGGCGGTCTTTTTGTCTACAGAGGAATAGAGGGGGCCATAGCGTCCGCTCCTCAGCATTTCTTTGATACAATGTTTTCTCTGTCTAATAAATCATACAACACTGCTCTGTACCCCTGCGACGCTGTTGATCTCAGGGATATCCTTGAAGATAATATCCTTTGTCACGCCGCTCCCCTTGTTTTGTTCTCCAATCAAGCAGCCAAAAAACTCGTAAATAAGCATAAGGTTTTCTTGGTCATCGACATTGAAGACCTTGATGCAAATGTCATTGGCGGATGCGCTCTGTATGACTGCTGCAAGATGGATATCAAAAACCGGATAACAGGAATCCTTGTTACTCGTAAGGGGCCGGAAAGACAGGTCAGAAATATTGTCTCTGATATAGAGCCAAGTATTCCGGTACATAATCAGATCGATCCTCCTGGCCTGGAAAGGTACAAAGTAGCTCAGGCTTCCGAAAAAAGAAAGTTCCGCATCAACCTCCCTGCCCTCAAGGTAGTTGAGGAAATTGTCGCGGAGAATGAATTCGAAGCCGTCAAGCGAGCCTTATCTACTCGTTGGGACCGGCACCCTGATAGCGAGACTAAAAGAAAGCCAGCGAGATACTCTGCTGAGTATTGGTTTCATTCTGGTTTTTGGGGAGAGATTGTCAAGGAGGCCCGCTCGGATTTTTCTATAAAGACGGCTCAGCAGGCACCTAGCCTTGAGCTTACTGCTGACGAGCAGGCCGTCTTTCAGACAATCATGGCTATAGATCAGCAGTTTGGTCTTGGTCAGCAATACCGGGTTGCAGGAGGCTGGGTCAGAGACCGTCTACTGGGAGTCGAAAGCGATGATATCGATATTGCTCTAGACAAAATGACCGGTCAAGAGTTTCGCAAGTACGCTGAACAATATGCTGCTCAAAACCCGAATGCAGGAATAGGTAAGAGCTACGTTGTTGATCAGAATCCTGATGCTTCCAAGCATCTTGAGACAACGGCTATTCAAATGGGTCCGTTCAAGATTGACTTCGTAAATCTTAGAACTGAGGACTACGCAGACGATAGTCGCATACCGAACATGAGGCCTGGCACTCCAGAAGACGATGCTCAAAGGCGAGACCTTACGATCAATTCCATGTTCTACAACATCGGAAGCGGACAGATTGAGGACTACGTTGGGGGTCTCCAAGATATTCAAACGCTGACTCTCCGGACGCCTCTTGATCCGAAGCAGACGTTCATGGACGATCCTCTAAGAATGCTTAGGGTTCTTCGTTTTCATAGCCGTTATCCTGGTTCTACGATTGCAGATGAAACAATGCAGGGCATGTCCGACGAGAGCGTTCATGAAGCATACCGGAACAAAGTATCTCCAGAACGGGCCGGTCCCGAGATTATGAAGCTGTTCAACGGAGCCACTCCGGAAGAGTCTCTGCGCGTTTTGTATCAGACCGGCATGCATTCTGCATTGCTCAATCTTCCCGAGTTCTCTGGGCTTCATTCTCCGGACATGGATCAGAGAAACCCTCATCATGAACTCAACTGGCTAGAGCATACTCTGAAGGTTGTCAAAAACCTGAACGATCTTCTCGCGGAAAAAGGAATCGATGGCAAGGATCGATCTCTTGCTCTGCTTGGAGCATGGTTTCATGATTTTGGTAAACTACATCCTGAAATAGGTAGACCGAAGGATAGTAACCCGGAGCATATGAGTTACCGAGGGCACGAGAACGTATCAGCAGAACTATCTGAGGCTTTTTTGAAGAGCATCGGAGTGGGAGCAGATGACCGTAAGGTCGTCAATATGATTGTCCAGGAGCATATGTTTCCTCATGCTCATGACGGTTCTTGGGGTAATCGACAGATGGGTAAGCTCAGAGAGCGCTCAACGATTCCGGGTCAAGAAGATCGAGATGATCTTTGGAAACTGGTCATGTGGCATGCTCAGGCCGATGCTGCAGCAAAGTCCGAGGTATCGACTTTGACGGACGTTCCCGAGTACGATGAGAGATTCGGTCGCATGGAAGAATACATGGCGGCTCCGCCGCCGGTAAAGCCGCTCGTAGACGGCAGAAGGCTCATGGAGTTGTTTCCCGGCATTAGTCCGAAGAGCGGTTTCATCCGAGATATACATGAACGCCTGATGGTAGAACAGCAGGCAGGAAACATCCTAGATCCCTCTCAGTCAGAGACTTTTGTCGAGGGCATTCGCTTTGATATTGAGTCAAGGTACGGAGGAGGAACGACTATGGCATCGAACTGGTATAAGAAGATCAAGGCTGACGCAAGCTCCGGGCAATCTCCCGATGGTTATGATCCGCCAACCCTTGTAGATGATCCAGAACTTATTCGTCATAACGGCGAGAAGAAAATGATCTACTATGAGCCGGGTCAGAATAGTAAGTTCAAGGTTGGGGATCGAGTCCGGAGAAGGCAGTCTGGCATGGCCTTCCCTCAACGCGAAGGTAAAATTGTCCGAAAGAAAGATAATAGCATCCTTGTTCGATGGGACAGCGGCGAAGAGTCCGAGTTCGATATTAACGAAATTGAAACTCAAGCATTCATTGAGCGGGTCTAAGGTGGTTCATGCCTGTATCTGACGTAACATCTGTAACCTTTCAACAGGAATATTTTCTTGGCGATCCTCCTCCGTTCTTTACTTCGGTAGAAGAAATTCAGACGGAGACATCGGTCATAACAATACCTGGAGATTCTCCCTTTCCGGGATATCTTTATACTATGGATGTTCCGGCTTCTCCGCCGAATCCTGATAGAATACTAACTACTGTTGCTCTGCAAACTCAGTCTGGTACGGATTCTGAAGGTATCATTTACGGAGGTAACTTTAGACCCCTAATAGACTCCATAGTCATTGTTGGAATTACAGACCCTCTTGAACGGGTCGCGGTACAGTCTGCTCTATCGATTACTCAGGGCTCTCTTGTCGGCAATACTGTTACTGATCAGTATGTTGTCAACACGTTCGGTCTGGCAAGTCTTGGGATATCTGAGTTTGGCTATATCATCCCTTATAGAGAGCAAGACATAACCATACCCGGAGGGACTCAGAACGAATCCTTTTTCCGTATGTTCGAAAGCGGCTCGCCTTCTGATGTTACTTACTCGATCGGTCCTGATAACCCGAGAACTCTAACTATTCAGATTGACTCTGAATCTGTGCAAGAAGATGTTCTTCAAATTGAAAACGCATCCATTCCCGGCGTGCGCAATTTCGACTTCTTTTCTATTGAACCCTTATCTGATCGACTATCATTTACTTGGGAAGAAAATGTTCTTAGCAGGTTGATTTTTGAAATCAAACTTGATGAGGATGCCGTTCCTTTCCCAAGAGAATACGATAATTCTTCGTTTAGCTCTAGCTATCCAAGAATGAAGTGGGCAATGAATTTCAATCAAGCATGGAGAAGTCAGGTTTCTACAAGCGTTAGTCTTTTGACCGATTCATTCCGAGTTAGACCTCTAGCTATTCCCTCATCTAATCCAACCAGTATTGTTCAGACAGGTCAGCCTCATTATGCTAATATATACCTAGGAAAAGGGCTTGGAATACGCTGGAATTGGTCTCCAAGGTTTCCCGATCCTATCTTGAGAAAAGGCGATTGGCGATGGAGAGTAGACTCAGCCGAGACCGACGCCAATAGGACTTCTTCTGATATACTGTTATTTAGTAATCAGAGTTCTCGCACCCTAACAGTTGAGTGTAGTTCATCTTTTAATTACCTCAGAGTTTCCGGTTTTAGAGATGATGGTTCAGGCGGAGACGAGCTTGACGCCATCGTAGCTTCCTACTTTTTCGCAGGAGTAACCGAGCAAAGGAACATTCGAGAGATTGTAGACGATATCAATTCTCAGATCGCGGCGATCCCGGATTGGGAGGATGCTCTGTTTTCCGTAAATCAGACCCAAGAAGGGGTCTATGAGTATACCGGAGCCCAGTATCTAATAGATATCGAAGAAGTCACTGTAGCACCTAGCGGTACGACTTCATTTGGCGTCCGTCTTCCGCAGATTACCCTCAACGATACCAATTATGATTGGGAACTTGACTCGGATGACAAATCGTTTAGATGGTTCTTTGATGTAAGATCTAGATATGAGGAAGTATATGGCAGAAGGCTTAATTTGCCAATCGGAAACCATGTCACTAACATGCCAGACTCTTGGGCTGATTGGCGTGATTGCGCAAGGCTTGTAGAAGACGACACTTATACTCCATCAACTCTAGCCCGAAGCGTTGCTGTTTTTGGGGAAATACAAGACGATAGCCCCTCAAATCCCCGGTATCATTTGTATTACCTGGAAAGCACCACTGGCTCTAACCGATGGAGTTGGTCTGAACTTGAACTTCTTCGCGGAATTGAAACTATACAAGATTTCTGTAATTTCTATCGCTCCTGGAGAGAAGATCTATCTGGAGAATTTCTTGATGTAAATCCAGGACTTTATTACGGTAATTTGGATGTAAATGCGATCATACCTATTAGCGGAACTTGGAGAAGACTAGGTTGGGATGTATTTGCTCCGCTTCCTGAGAACAGTTCTACAAATGCTACTCAGATCATAATTAAGGGCGGTCAGTCAAATATCGGAGGAACCGCGGACTATCAGACTCTTCCCTTCCCTGGCTCTCAAACTTACCTGTATAGCAGTAATCCCACTATAGGTCAGCTTGCTGCATCAATAAGCAACAATAACATTGGTCTTTTGGATACTACTGTTCTCAATGGGTCAGAAAACATACGGACATCAGAGATTGTTACGCCAGCAGGACCGTTTGATATAGCTCAGCCCGATCAGGTTGCCGAACTCGAAGCAACATTCGAGCAGGAAATCATAGAGCAGTATCGTCTTGATAACTATGGAACGATCGAGGCCCTTGTCGGAGATCTGTCTTCTGATTGGTCCTCAAGGGGCATTGGTTTTGAAGTTATAACTGGTACGGATGATCGTCCGGATGCTATACCTCAAAATTTGGACTCAATCGACCCGCCTCGAATCAAAGACCTCAGCATGGGGGATGTCACTTTTATAGGACAGGTCTCTCTTGTTGATCCTCCCGATAGTGTTCCGCAAGAAATTGTTTATCTCGACTACAAACTCAATTGGGTCGGAGATGTCAACCTTACGATTGATGAGCAAGGCATTCAGGTCGCTCTCGGGGGTTATCAAAGCAAAGACGGCGACTACTTTATCAACCCGGCTCCCAACGCCTTCTTTGAGCCCGGATACAATTCGCTGTTTGATGCCACGTTCAGCGTAACGGAAGCAAACGAAATCTACATTCTCGTCCGCACCCGACAGAATGTGGAAGGCGATTCGTTTACTTCTAATATTCAGGACTACCAGGGACTAGTTCGTTACAGCAACGGTTTCCCTTCTGCCACTGTGGGCGGTGTCTCTTTGAGCGGAAGTCCTTTTGACGTTTGGGCTGATTCCGATTGGAACAGCGGTAATATACCTGCAGTAATTGTGGTTTCTGCGGAAGCAAACATTATGACACTGTTTGCTGATGACACCAATATCATAGATTCTATGCAAGTTCAGGTCAATAACTTCCCGGCAGAACTTGATGAGTTTGCATATCTTGCCTTGAATAGGACGAACCAGAACGCCTCAATGACGGAATCTCAACAAGGTCGAGTCTTTGGTCTTGTCCTTGACAACCGAGGCATATGGGATGTATTGATCGGTCCTGAGTCTGAGATTCAAAGAGTTATCGATGGAGAGTTTGATTACCTAAACTTCTCTTTCAATCATGAAACTATCGATTCTGATGAAGCGTACAACTTCGAGTTCTTCAATATAGACCCAAACATAGCGGGTAGCGTTGATCTCATACCTGTTCCCGGTTTCCCAAGAGTGGCTGTCTTGAGACTTAGCTCAGGCGTCAAGCGTTATTTGACTCAGCTTAGGGCCGAAGCTCCTCCGAATTCTCTAGACGGATGCGCAGTTGACATTGATATTCTTGCCGAGGGCAGAGAGTCTGGGGCTCAAGGCATTGCTCGCGTAACTGTATTCGCTGATTACCGATGCGTTTATGACATCGGGCTTTGCGATTTCTTCTGGAACCTTACTGACCCGCCAAGCCCTGAGCCGCCAGATTCCGTTGAGAATTCTATTGAGATCAGTTACACGGACTACATCGATTGCGCTAAGCTCGATGTAGATGGCGATGGCGATAATGCTCGTATCAGTTTTCCTCTTCTTATTACGTTCCAAGGCGTTCCGATCTTTGAGAATGCAAACTCCTTGCTTCTCATCAAGGGCACATACTCTGAGTCGGTAGAAGGCTACTACTTCCCTCCGAGATCGAGCTTTGCAGCCATTCAGAATCCGGCTTGTGATGACATAACGGATAATGAGCCTTTGTCCGATAGGCTTAACCAGGAGATACTATTTATCGAAGGGCAAGATGATCCAATTACGGATATCAATGAGATATCTAGGATCATCAATATTGGAACGGAGCCTTATTTGTATATCAAGCCTCAATTCCAATTTCCAGGTATTGATAGCGAATTTGAATGCGGTCCAAACGAGGTAGTTATAGCAGGTATTGGATATCAAACAAGGGATTGGGCGGAAGTCGGAATAAGGCAGGATGATATTTTGATAGGAGTCAATTCTATCATCGCGAATTCAACGTTCTCTGCTCCGGAGATCGAATTCTGCTACAAGTTCTATTACAGGCGAGAGAGCTAAGCTATGGCTTCATGCGAAGATTTTAGAAAATGGTTCCATGTTAGGTTTTCTATTCAGAATCGTTCTAACGGTTCTGATATCTATACGCTTTCAAGCGTCAGCAATAACCTTGGAGACATTGACAATAGCGGTAAGATATTTGTAAGAACCGAAGACTGTTCTTCTCTTAGCGCTCCCCCTAGGGCATGGGATACAAACGAGGCTCCTGGTTTTTTCTACTTCAGACCAACGGTAGCTGATCTTGATCAGTCATTTGTTGATGTAACTTCTTTTGAAGATATCATAGACGAAACCAATCGTAGAATATTTGTCTATGAGCTTATTGCAACTATCGATACTAGCGATACTGTCGGAGGTGCAACATTTTGCAACGCAACAGGGCCGCCAGATGCCCTTTGTCCAGATGGAAACAATATCTATGACCGCATTGTTGATAATAGTAATAGCGTTGTTTTTCGATGGCCCGAAATTGATGCACTAACTGAGATTGGCTGCTGCCGTATTGAGTTGGATGATCCTGGCGATCCTGGAGATCCTCCAACTGACATTCGAGATTGTTCTCGCATTTGGGCTATCATCAAAAATGGCGATGACTACGAGCTTCGTTACTACGATTTTGAGTCCCCGCCATCTCAGGCCCTTGTTGTTCGAGGTCGAATAAGTAACGTAGCTGGCATCGATACCGAATCTGTTTGGCTTGATCTTGCTTGGGACACTCGGGATTTTCTTTGGGGTCTTGAGAAAAATGGACTCAGAAGAATACTGCCCGGCAGAGCAAGTCTAGCTCCTGATGTTTCTGGCATTGCTCAAGCCCAACAATACGCAACGTTTACGGGAGACTCTCAGAATGTTAGCGAGCTTACTGGTCTTTTCGCAGCAGGTCTAGATGATACAGGTATTCTCGGCAAAGCGGGCATGTCTTACAATCAAACGATTGAGTCTCTCTTCATTGCTGCAGGAGATAAGCTCTTTAGTTTGACATATATTGATGAAACCACTTGGCAAGTAGACAAAGTGTCAGGAAATATAGCTGCTGGCGAAGACGGATTAGGCGATCTAGCTTTTGACATATTTGGCAATTGCTATTGCGTTCTTGATGATGACCTAGCTGAAATCGATTTTGAAAGCAACGTTGGAGCGGGCTTTGGTCAATTGACTCCCATTGGCAATGGAAGTCTTCTCAGGTCTATGACCGGTATGGATTTTATTCTCGATTTGGCGAGCGGCGAATTTATTAGTTTCTACGGAGCTATCAGCGCCGGTCAACTCTACCGTATAGATAGGTTTACGGGCGAGCGAGATTTCCTTTCGGGCGTCAATCTTGGCCCTAATGTTGTTGGTATTTCAAGTTGCCAGGCTGGCGAAGATTTGCGTGCTTACGAAATCCCATTCTTTCCTGGCGATACTCCGTGGCTTTTCATGTTGGATGGTTCTGGCTCTATGGCATACACTAATGGGTGCATAGCTAGAGACGACCTTATTCGAAGGGACTTGTCTGCATATATTGATCAGTACGTTGAAGAGGGCGAGATAATGTCGTTTGTCTTCTTTGGGGGCGGGTTTTCTAAGCAGTTTGTAACTGCCAACAAATCTGCTGCTATCAATCATATTCAGAATCAATACAGAAGTGCTGCTAACAATCAGCCGGGCGGCGAATTTTATTGCGACCCAGGAGGCTCTCACTTCTGTAACCCTAGATGTTGCGGAGAAACATTCGTTAGTATAATTGAGAAAGTAAACAACGATATCATAAACCTCAGTAGCGGCGATCTAAAACTTCGAGCTTGTATGTTTATTGGAGATGGAGAGTTTGTTGACGACGTTTGCGACGGGGCATTTCTTAGAAGCGAAATGGAAAGCTATATGGCTCAAATTTTGCCTCAGGTAGATCCTCGCTTTGTTGTGAGATCCGTTGGCATTCAGCCCAATTCAGGTTTGTCAAACCTGCAGATTATTGCCGAGGCTGGCGGCGGGGATTATGAATCATGGGTCGTACAGGCTCCGGAAGATTGCTGCGAATTGGATATCAATGATTGCACATAACGTATCAGCTTTGATTGTTCCCGGTAAAAGAGGGTCGGTGTATAAGTGCGCCACTCAGGTCACTTCTATGTTGACTTCCAAGCCGTCAGAAACATTTGCCATTGTGAGTAATTCGCATCGGGTTGAGTCTGATTTGACCTCGAAGGTCAAATATATAGGCAAGATCAGGGTCAATCCTTTATATAGACTGTCAGAGTTAATGACGCTTGTTTATAAGTTTGTAAACAATGATTGCATTGCTTTTATCGACGGAGACTGCCAGGTTGGTCCGTCTTCTTTTCAAAATATGATGTCAGCTTTTGAGGATGATCCAACTAGGGTATACTGCTCAGCTTTGCGAGAGCTAGGAGACGTTGATGGCTTTGTCTGCGGCGCTCGAATAGATGAAAATGGTCTATCATCTCCGCTAGTGGATGACGAGCGGGGTGAAGGCATCGAGCCGATATCTTGCTTGCAGCCCGGCTTCGTACTCTTCCCAAGGCATGCCCTAGATAGAGCTTCCGAGGGCGGAATTTGCAAGAGCATAGAAAAATTGTCAACAAACCTCGGGGAAGCCGATATTGAGATTTGTTGCAACAGAAGCGCTGTTATCAGTTACAAGGGATTGACTAACTTGGGAGTCGAGACAATACATGCCTGATAGAGATCCATTTGATGTTTCCCAATACTCTCAATCGTTTGAAATCCAAAACACGTTTGAGCCCGATGTCTTTGTGTTTGCTGATTTTGAAGATTCGTTCGCTTTTATAGCGGACCTTATTCTTCAGAGGCAGGAAGCAATCAAGATCGGTTTTGATATCGAACCGGATTTCTTTCTCATTGATGTCGAAAACTATAGCGTTGAGACTCCTGCTGCCGCTGTATCTGCAGTTCGAAGATTTCAGGATGCTATAAGTCAGTTTGTTGTAGGCACGGTTCTTGATAGTTTTGGTCGGCTGTCAAACTGTGAAACATATATAGGTTTCTTTATTCTCGAAAATGGCGTTCCCATTGTCGGCCTACCTAGCGCCTTGCCTAACGGGGCTCCTGATTGGTCCGAGCCACCTAACCCAAATCAGATTACTAATATCATTGATTTTGCCAAAGAGATTGGCGATCTTCTTAATGAGATGATTTTCACCTTGAATCGTCTTGTTCATTTACATGGTCGCATGGTTGTTGAATATCCATTTGATGATTCTTGCGAGATTACAAATCCTCCTCCACCGCCACCGTCACCGCCTCCACCTTCCCCGCCTCCACCGAGTCCTCCTCCACCTTCACCGCCTCCACCGAGTCCGCCTCCACCGAGTCCGCCTCCACCGAGTCCTCCTCCACCGTCACCG